ATGTTTGGATTATTGTTTGTCGTTGCGGTTGGGATTTTTACTCTGTGGTATACGCAGTCGCCAAGTGAAGCGACACGGGATTTACCGCAAAAACTGTCGGCGAAACTTGATAAATTATGGGAAATTGCTCAGGAATCGTTAAAGTCTCAGCGGTACTTGCGTGCTGAAAAAGCCCTGTTGACCATTCTGCGTATTGATGAACGCAATGCAACCGCCTATAATCGGCTCGGTATTTTATACGCCAAGCAACAAGCATATAGTGATGCGATTGAATGTTTTGAGATTGCGCAGAGTTTAGAGCCGAGCGCGTCAAGCCTGCACAACGTTGGTCTGATTTATTATGAAACTGAAAATTACGAAAAAGCAGCACTGGCGTTTGAACAGGCGCTCACGATGGAAGAAACGGTTGCTTCGCGCCATATTGCGTACGCAAAAGTGCAGGAAAAGCTTGACCATCCAAAGCGAATGTTTGAGCACCTAGAGCGTGCGATTGAGCTAGAGCCGAGTGTGCAAAGCTACAATATTTTAGCAGACGCCTACGAGCGTAATGGCGAACAGGAAAAAGCCGATGCGTTGCGCAAGAGAATCAATCACGTGATCAATAGCAAGAATCCGCCTGCCGCGCGCATCAAGCAGCCTCGTCGCGTCACTATGTAAGGGCTTGCTCTCGTTGCGCAAATACGCTACACTATACCTTGAGCGCAAGCTAGTACCTTTCTAATTTTCTGGATATTACCGTGCCGCTTTAGCTCAGCTGGTTAGAGTACACCTCTTTTGTAAACTAAGACTATTTATTCGTACCGATGTGATTACCCACATCGGTTTTTTATTTGTACGAAAAAGTGAGGAGCAATCGATGTGGGCTCCTCACTTTTTCGTTTAACTGAGGTCGCCAATCAGCGAATTGTCGGTCTCCGAAAGCGAAAAAGCTATCGTTACAGAAAGTACGGCGCAAATATACATGAGGGCGCGGCAGTAATCTACAGGGCGATCACCTTAACAGTCAGGATTCATATCAATCAGCATCAAGCTTCATATGGGGGTTGCTAGCAGTAAAAACTCTATATATCCCACTTTCTCCAGCCCCCATACGAGGCTTGGTGTATCACGGTTATCGCTGCGCGAGTCGTGGAGGCTAAGATTTCTTTCGAGCAGACATCAGTCGTTGGGGGTGTGAGAAGATACTAGCCTTCACTGTTCGCGTAACGATAGCCTACCGTTCAATAGCCACTGCGAGGGTTATTGAACGATAACCCTAACCTCTCGGACGAGTTGCAACGTCGTAACTTCTAATGCTCAAGCGATCGATTACCCGTTATACTTAGCAGCTCGTCCGAATCAAGGAGACGACTATGAAACTATTCAACAAAATATCTAAAACCAAAAAGGAGAAAACAATGAAAACAGTAACCATCAACAAAATTAAATACCAAGCGATGAAGATAACACTCATCATCGTATCAATCGTAACATTCGCCGCTGTCTGTACTGGCATCGGCTACCACTACGGCAAGCAACATACGGTCCAGCGCAATGCTGAAGTAATAAGCCTTGCAAAGCAGTTGTCAAAATCAAACCAGTAGGTAAACCAGCCGTACCTACTGTAAATCCAAAGGCTGACCCACCACAGAAACCGCAAAATACGCCTCCTCCTGCCGCTTTAGCGACAAAGACGGTAACTACACCATCTACACCGCCAAAGCCAGGCTGTGAGGCATATCGCGGGCTAATAAATCAATATGATTGGGACGTGCGCACTGCAATGGCAGTTATGCGCGCTGAAAGCGGTTGCAACCCAAACGCTCGCGGCATCAATACAAACGGTACGGACGATGTTGGATTATTCCAAATCAACTCGGTTCACGTGCCAAAGCGTACTACCAACCATGGTCGTTACGACCCGGCGGAGAACATTAAAGTAGCCTATCAGATATACCGATCCAGCGGATGGAAAGCCTGGGTCGCCTATACAACTGGTAAGCACATTAAGTATCTACAGCAGTAAGCGTAATAACCAAAGGAGGGTATGGGAATGTTACGGCAGCTTGCACAGAAACTCAGTAACCGCGATGCATTAAACGGAACACGGTGGATTGTCGAAGTCGAAAACCAAATCGACCTCACCCTAACGTTCTATAAACGTAAAGATGCTGAAGTCTATAGGAAAGCACTAAGATTGTCTACCGCCAACATAAAGAGCACGGTTCGGAAGATTGTGCTAGATGAAGGGTATATCAAGACATGACACGATTAACGCAGATTAACCCGACGGAAGATTGTGCTGACTAATGGCTAACCGTGCGCTTATAAGAAAGCTCGACAAAGTATTCTCTCAGTACATTAGGCTCAGAGACTCGCATAATGGCGTATTTACTTGTTGTTCCTGCGGACAACTAAAGCCATACGAACAGGCAGATTGCGGACATTTCATAAATAGACGGTGGATGGCATTGCGCTACGATGAGCGAAATTGCCATGCTCAGTGTAGAAGCTGTAATCGATTCGATGAAGGCAATCAAGTAGGCTACACACGATTCATGTTGAATAAATATGGTGAGGATACTGTAGACCTACTAGAATCCATGAAAGTTCCATATAAGTGGACAGACGGCGAATTAGAATTACTGATTAAAGAATATAAAGCTAAGATTAAGGAGTTGAACCGTGACAATACCAACTAAAGACCGTACGAAAATAGAAGTGTTTCTAGCAGGTGCCGGTATTATCGGAGTTATATGTATTATCTGGGCGTTACCGGTGACGGCACAAGTAATAGTAACGTTCTCATTGGTGTTCATATTGATTGCTCTAGTTATGGATACGTTTGATTATTTGGAGGATAGCGATGATTAAGAAAATAACTCTACTGAAAATATTCTCCTACACAGAAATGTTATTCACGTTAATCGCAATAGTTTATGTAGTAGAAGATGCTATTAACGGAAACTTACCGATGGCGATGCTCATGTTAATCGTAACGGCAATAGGCGCATACTCGTCAAAAAGCCTTATAGACGCCCTGAATCGCGAAAGATATAAAAAAGGAGATTGAAAGGAAAACCCTATAATCTTAACAACCACAAAGGAGATGTAAAGAAATGAGCGATTATAAAAAGAAGGATTTTGATAAAATCATCAATATTGTCAAAGATAAACTAAGTACCGAAATAAGTAAAGACTTAAAAGAGCTTATCAAATACGATAATCTCAACGACTATCGCGACGAGCACCTCGTCGACTATATGGCGCTTGATATCCATAAGCAAATCGGCTCTAAGCTAACGCGTGAACTTATCAAGGATATCATAGCCAAGCGCGATGACGATGAGGTGGATTTGCTAGAACATCTGTTTGAAACAATGATATTTGCAGCTATCCGTAAAGCTACATTAAACGCTCTTGCGGATTATGAAGCACAAAAATCGAAAAAAGAGTCTAAAAACAAAGACGAACCTAAAATCGATGAAAATCTTCTCGCGATTTCAGACGCAGCGAAGAAAAACTTCGCGCGCATTCTATCGGAACAAATAGATGTATTCGTTGAGGGCGGTTCATTAAGGAAATGGAGACAAAACAATCTTGCTAACTACATCGCAATAGACATGTACGACGCAATAACGGAGGAATCCCGCAAGGTTCTTGAAAAACTCATAGGAACAGTTACTGATGTCGATAATCCTGAACTTGCCGGTCACATTACTAGCGTACTTATGTACCTTGCTGCCCGCCTGGCAGCAGGCGAAGCTATAGCTGACGCGGAAGGTAAGTAATGGACACGAAAACTAGAGATACACTAGAACCGATTGACTAACCATTGACCTGCCATACGTCGATAAACTGGGTGCACATTAAAAACTCAACCGCATAACTGGCTATATAAGTGGCTCATGAAACAAATCGGTTGTGGAAACATGAGCTAGACGTCACCTTTATGGTGCGCGGATGTGACTATACGAGTAAAAATCCCCTCTAACTAGTAAGAATATGAATGCCTAGCACGTTCTGAAAGTTATGGAACTAACGCGAGATGAGAACTCCTCGGCAAATCATCACCTTATATAGCCAACCAGTTATGCGGTTGAACCCGTAGAACGTTTTTATCTAAAAACACGCTCTACGGGTGAGATAAGACAAGGAGGTTAAAATGTCTAAAATGAGAATTTTTTGGGAATATATCCTAGCAACATTAATAGTCGCAGTGCCTATTTACTGCATACTGTCAGTGCGGTTGCAATTTTCTGATAATGTAGTTTCGGGAATCGTTTACAACAACCAAAACAATAGTATATTCGGTGGTAAAACATACTTTAATGTTCGTGCATCAGAAAATACCGTAATAACAAAAGAAAATGTCAGTGAGTTCTGTCTGCCGCCAAATTCGCCATATATCAAATTAGTAAATGAAGCCGCGAGAGACAAGAATGTCAAAGTGGTTGTTACAAGCAGTAAGGTGTTTACGATGGTGTCGTCTCCTTGGCAGTGTGTTGATAACGTCAAGGTTGAGCGGTTGAATTAAACTACACGATTTCGTGTAGATAGGGAAAGTAAAATATGATACCTAAAATTGAATGGTGCAATTGGGTGTTTTCTTGCACAGAAAATATGGATACCGACAGGTGGATAGTAAAACGTGATTGTTGCGATGATGAAATATTACTTATCCGAGGCGACAGTAAAAACTGGAAAGCCTATCAGGCATCGCTGAAGCCATACCCAGTGGGAGGCTTTCCCGATTACGGTTCTAGGTGTCCTAATTGCCACAAGTACGTAAACTACGTTAATGCATATGACGACGGCGAAACGTGGATGAATGTCAACTAAATCACTAATTTTGTGGACATAGAGAAAGGAGATGTCAATGAGGCGTAACAAAAATTCAAGAGTACCAAAAGAAGTGCCTAAGTTAGCGTTTCCATGGTCAACGGAAGATGGCTATTTTAACGGTGATATGTTTGAAGACTGGCTCAATTCAAAGCTTGACCCGGATGATCCGTATCTTAAGCTGCAACGAATGATTAAAGCCAGAGAGGCAGCCATTTATAGCCAGTGCGTAGATGAAGTCACCAAGATATTAAAAAAATTAATGTTGGATAGAGGAATATATGACAAAACTAAAACTCAATGACGTTGTACAATTCAATGAAAATCACAAATGGTGCGGTGCTTTGGGAGTTGTGAATGAAGTTAAAGAACTCAAAAATGACACAAAGTACCTGATTGGCGTGCCGATTCCCGAAGCAGCTGGTGTTAGCACTGCCTATATTTTCGTTATGGCAAGCGATATGGCGTTAGAACGAATTGGCGTAGCAGAGTTAGGAGAAAGTGGTAGGAGTGAGAATGAAAACTGATTTTAGTTTGTCCAACATGAGTTGGAAAGACGTAGCTATTGTCGCGATAATAGCGTCAGCAATTGTTGCCTTCTTCGTTTTGTTGGGCAAATCTGCACAAGAGGCTGCTAATCAGCTAAGTGAAAACGAGAACACTTATGCTCGCTGTAAATCAGCTGGCGGCGAAATGGGCTACTCGAAATGTTATAAGAATGGAAAGGAAATATAATGCGTGAATTAGAATTCAGAGCCTGGGACAACCTAGAAAAAAGAATGCGAAAAGTCGTGTCTTTGCACTGGCGAGACGGTAAACCCATATCAGTTAGACTTGAGGGTGAGAATGAGCCGATTTCGATTGAGGGACGGCTGGTGATTGAGCAAGACACAGGGCTAAAAGACAAGAACGGTACAGAAATTTACGAGGGTGATATCGTAAAAGTTGAAAGAGATGGAATAATCTATCGAGTGGAATGGATTCACGGTGGATTCGGTCTTGAACCGCGGTATAATGCACCATACTATCCAAGGCTAGGCAATGTTGAATTGCGTGAAAAAATTGAAGTCATCGGGAATATTCACGAAAACCCTGAACTTATAAAGCAAGGAGGTAAATAATGAACACTCACATCCGCCAAGCACTAGAAACCCTCGACACAGCAGCCCGCCAAGTAGCTGAATTATTCGTTAAGAAGTACTACAATTACGACCTAGAAGCTGATTACGTTTATGCTGTAGCAGACGACCCGACTGGTGCTTGGGGTGTTGGAGATGAGTTTTGGAACTTCGATGATATGGTTACTGCTCTTCAATATGACGCTGACGAAGGAACCTTATATGACTGGTATTACAAGATTTATACAGCAGAGCATGACGATAGTGTGCCGTTCATTAACCTTAAATCATGGCTGAAAGGTATACGACCAAAAGACGTTGATGAACGCAGCAAATTAGTTTGCTTTGATGAGATAAAGCCGATACGCGCATATTCAGAAGCTTCAGAAATTGACCAAACACTCATCGACCTCATCGACGATGCAATAGAATTTGGTCATGCTGATTATACCGGTAGGCAGAGAACGGATGAGGAGCGCCAAGAAGCATTCAACGAACTAATAAAGCAGAAGAACGCGATACTTCGTAAACTGAAGAAGAGAGACAGTAGTCATGACTAACCTCACCGCTATTAAAAAGCAAGTCAAGCAAAAGCTCGAACAAGCTAAACTACATAAACAGCAAAATAAGCGTAAAGGCAATAGCACCTGTAATCACGCCTGGCAGCGTTTCAAGCAAACTGTCCAACCAGAAGAACGAACGTACGACCAAGTAAAGCTAGGTATGGAATATAAAGGTCAACGTGCTTACTTTATCGTAGTAGCCTGTCCAGCATGCCATGCGAAGCGGTTTGTCGGGTATAAGGTGGAGAGATAGAAATGATTAACTTTATTGCACTAATAACATCACTCAGGCTGAAAATGCTAGATAGACGAATAAACAAGCTTGAAAGAGAGGTTAGACATTTCAGATTAGAAGTAGAAGAATTAAAGTTACGTAAAAGCTATATTTTCAATAACTACGACCCTGAGGTATCTACTCTCATTAGAGAGCTGAGCTGCATGATACTTCATGACAGAATTGAATTAGTACGTTTACGTAATAAACGAAGGGAGCTACAACATGGCTAAAAAAGTATACGTAAATGTACAAGGAGTCTATGGCTATAGCAGCGCAGACAGTTGGCGAACTGGAGAGATAGTTGGAAAAATACACAATAGCGAAGGTTGCCTAACACACTATCTCGTCAAGCTAGAAAACGACCCTCAGCTTATAAAAGTTAGAATTAGCGATGTGGCAGAAGTTGTTGAATAAAATGTATCCGTCAAGTACATATTTAGAGACTGTGTATTCTACGGGCAATACTATATGCGAGAAATACCCGTAGGAAGTGTTTGTGGTAGATATACGTTCTACGGGTAAAATAAAACCCGCCCCCATCGCTGGAGGCGGAGAAAGAACACGTGGATGCTTACACCACGTGTCACGCATTGTATCTTATTTCGATTTATTTTTCCACCGCTTGGCAGCACCAGCTCGTCCTCTTTCACGAGCGATGCGAGTTCGTTCTTCTGGCGATAGTTTCGCCCAACTACTTTTACCGCCAGCAGACAGCCTCTTGTGATGCTGCTCTAACTTCTCAAACTGTCCAACGGGTAGTAGAACATACTCTTTGTCGATCTCGTTTACAGCGCTGATTGTGTCCGCGCTTAGTTCAGATATTGGTGTGTATTTATTAATTAAATCTATTAGTTTTATCATAAGTGAATTATAGCAGAACGCTCCTTTCTACCCGATATGATGCCTCGGGCGGGGCGATTAGCTATTAGAAAATGACATCTTGAATGAAGTATTTCAGCCCATCATAGCGAATCTCAGCAGTCATATTACCAGTTTCTTCGTATTGGTGAATGACGCTCTCTATGGCTTCCGAAACATCGAATACTTCCTTTGCGTCTTCCAGGGCATTATCGCCCTGATCGTAGAAGAATAACATATACGGATTGGACTCATCGCAGTAGTAATCCTTATACCGATCGAGCGACTTAACTGTATTGCGAATTTCTTCAGCCATCGCGTCGCGGTCGTATTCGAGAGCGATATCGTCAATCTGAACGCCGCGGGTGCTGCCATGCTTATGGTAGATAGTTGACATAGCCTCATCTTTCAACTCTTCATAGCTCAATCCTAGCGGTGCATGCATGGATGTTTCTTGGGTCGAGCCATCGCCTCGGTGCCACCAGATAATGTATTCGACCTGAGTTGTGCCGTGTGAAATGAAAGTTGTCATTGTTATTGTCCTTTCGTTATTGCCGGCGATATTGATGAGGATTTAGTGTTTATCGACCAATTTGTTCATCCTTAAAATTTGAATTGTTGTAAGCATTGTAATGTTCTTTCTATCGCCGAATTGTTTAGTTGCTAGTGACTATTTCCTCATCACTGTCTTTAGTATAGCAAACTGGTCTGCTATTGTCAACACTTTTCTACAATAATTTTGGTGATTTTATAGACTTTTCCTGAATTTTGGCGTATCATAAAAGCACAACACCCCCATTTAGTGTTTGTTTAATGCTATTAGGGGTATTTTCTTTTGGAAAATGAAAAACACGCGGGTGGACGACCGCTGAAATTTGCATCAGTACAGGAGCTTGAGCGCAAAATTAAGGCGTATTTTAGGCATTGTGATCCCCATGTTGAGACGGTCCAAGTTTTGAAGTATCCAATGCGCGAAGACAAAAAAGGACGCATGGTTGAAGATAAACTTGGCGAACCGGAAGTCGTAAAGAGGAAGCAGATCTCAGCGCAGAAACCATACACAGTTACAGGTCTTGCGGCGTTCTTAGGAACAACTCGGCAGACACTGCTTGACTATGAATTGCGCGACGAGTTTTCTGACGCGATAAAGGCTGCTAAGGTGAAAATAGAGTCATTCGCAGAGGAAAGTCTATATACAAACAAGGCGTCTGTCGCGGGAACAATATTCTCACTCGCTAATAATTTTGGCTGGAAAAACAAAGTAGAACAAGAGAATAGCGGCGAATCAAAATTAGTGATTGAAACGCGCCATCACGTCGACGAGGAGACGGATGACAGTAATTAAGTTGCCGCATATTTACCGTGCGCGCGACTATCAGAAGGATTTCTGGGATGCATTACACGGCGAAGGGAAGCATAAGGGCAAAAAGTATTGGCTATTTGTACTAATATGGCATCGTCGCGGCGGTAAGGACTTAACGAGTTGGAACGCGGCGATTGAGCATGGCGCAGAGAACGTCGAGACGATTAAATATGGTTTTCCAACTGGCGATATGGCGCGCGACAACTTATGGGAATCGGTGACCAACAATGGCTTAGCATTCACTGATTTCATACCGATGGCTTTACGCGAGCGGAAGCACAGGCGTGACAATGGCCTCAACGATAGTCTTAAACGGGTAAACTTCATAAACGGTACATCACTTCGTGTGATGTCGTTTTTTAAGCCCGGACGCGCTCGTGGAGGTAACAGTAAGTTATTCGTACTGTCTGAAATCCAGATGCATGACCCGCGAATCATTGATATCATCGAGCCGATTGTTGAAGCAAATGGCGGTATAGTTATCGTCAACGGTACAGCGAATGGTGATAGCTGGCTGAAGTACATGCTTGAGAGTTGGAAGAACGACCCGAACGTATATGTCTCAATACTGACAGTAGACGACACGAATGTCTTCACGCCTGAACAGATGGTTAAAATCCGCCAACGAACAATCGAACGGTTTCTAGCGCGCGGTCAATCTGAAGAAGAAGCAAACGCTTTCGTCGACCAGGAGTACTACTGTTCATTTGAAGCGCCAGTATCTGGCGCATACTTTGGTGGCGGTATGCGCCGTGCTGAGAATGAGAATCGAATACGCGACGTGCCATATGATCCATTGCTGCGCGTTAACACATACTGGGACTTAGGAATCGACGATAGCATGTCAATATGGTTTGTCCAGCTCTATGCGAATGAGATACGAGTGATTGATTATTACGAGAATTCAGGTGAGGGATTGCCATTCTACTTCGCTGAGCTGGATAAGCGAGGCTACGTATATGGCGAGCACTACGCACCGCATGACATTGAGGTACGTGAGCTGGGAAGTGGTATGAGCCGGAAGGAAACAGCAATGAAGCTTGGCATTAACTTCAAGACTGTACCGAAGCCAAACAAGAAAGAGGAGGCTATCAATGCAATCCGCACAATCCTGCCGAGGTGTTATTTTGATAAAACGAAATGCGACCGAGGTATTAAGGCGCTAAAGTCGTATCACAAAACGTGGAACGAGAAGATGATGCGCTACGAGAATGAACCGGTGCATGATTGGTCAAGCCACGCTACCGATGCATTCTCTACCTTAGCTCTGACAGATCCCCGTGCTCTAACGAATAGAGCCCCAACACGACGCCCTCAAAAACGATTAAACATGATGACAAGGAGGTAAAACAATGAGTAGTACAGAAGCGCCAGTAGAATTTGGCAAACGAATCATTACGGAATCATATTACGACAATAAGTTGCGGTCGGTGAAGGTGACGCAAACTGAATCACTAGACGCCCTCGACTCGTTACATGCGCAGGAAATTGCAGTTAAAAAGGTGATGGATTTAATCAGAGCAGGTGTAGCTGAAGACGCTATTGATGTCCATTATGATATCGATAATATTACGAAAGAAGTGAAGCGCGTCCATATCACGTACACCATTATGAAGCAGCACACGAATGCATAAACATAAGTGTTGCTATAGTGATGGGAATATAGTATACTACCGGTATACGAACGCCGCCCCGACGTGGGAGTGTTCCGAAAGGAATATTTCTACCAGTGTCGGCGTTTTTGCTTGAAGATGAATTATCGGACTCACTCGAAGCCTCAAAGAAGTGGTCTGATACGTGGTTTGAACCATTCGACGAGTACGAACGGCTCGATGGCAACCAGCCAAGCCCCGAACTCCCTGAGCACTATCCAAAAGTCACTGACGGTACTGCAAGCGGTTTAGGCGAAGAAGAGGTAATGCGCGTATGGGGTCAACTGCAGACCGGACGCGTCGTATCATCACCGCTTGATGGTGCAGACTTTGCCGAGTGGAAGACGGCGGTTGTCGATACCTACTGGGTGAATAAAATAATCCCGAATGCGAACACTGACGCTAAATTCTTTGAAAAAGTAAAGCTTGCTGATGAAAAGTCCGGCTTATACGGCTCACAACCGCTCTTTGTATTTCCGATTAGTAATGAGGATTACACCGGCTCCGACTTTGTATTGCCATACATCCGTGATGTAAAGCTTGAACCAGGCAAGCCTACCGATAGGAGCTGTAGCTATATTTGGTTGGCACGCCACTATACGAAGCTAGCACTACGTAGAATTATTGAACAAGTAAAAGGCGTGAAAGGTCACGCCGGCTGGAATCTCAAGATATTGCAAGGCATCGTGGATAGCGATGTATTTTCGGCGCGCACCGATGATTTGCCGCGCGACTTAAAAGCTCAAGTAGATATGGGTAAAACGGTAACGTTCTACACATGCTTTCAACGCGGACACAATGCGCCATGGTATACGATCTACCCCGACAGCTCAAACGATAAGATTGTCCGCTGGCAAACTAATACCGATATTGCTGGCGACTTACCAATATTTTTCAAGTATCGCAAAATCAACATGGTTAATCCATATGGCGTAAGCCGCTATGAGAAGATCGGTCCCGGGCAGAACATGCTCGATTTCATGAAAGCCGCAAACGCGTATGGAATTCAGCAGGCACTCGACCCGGCAGTGCAAGTAGCCGGCGATACGCAAAACGATCCAAACCTTGACCTTGACTCGCTCGTCGTTAGTCCAGGTAATCTCATGTTTACTGGTAACGCTCAAATAAACTGGTTTACTCCCGATAAGACAATCCTCCAAGCATTCCCAACCCTAATCGGCTCGTACAAGACTGACATTATGAACCTCATCGGTACAAACGATGGTTCAGTATCCGCAGCAGATAGCGGTAACACGCAGTATTCAAAGGTCCCGGCAAGCATACGACAGCAGGCTGAACGCCGAAGCGCGCGCGATAACGCGCAGCGCCAAGCAGCAGACGATATGATGGCAACGCTTGCGAAACTGATGATCAATATCGCAATACAGAATAGTGACGGTTCGGACGCTATCAACATTACCGAAGAACAAGGCGACAAACTGCGTGCCGCCGGCTACAAAGTTCCAGAAGGCGAGACAGAAATATTGGCAGAGTTTGAAGAACTGAAGCAGGCGAAATATCGGTTTGAAATTGACCCAGGTTCATCGAAGTTTGAAGATGATGACGCAACAAAACAGCGAATTGTAGAGGCGATGAACGCTGCCGCGTCAATACCTGATATCGAGAATAAACTACGCCAGGATGGTAAAGAAATTCATTGGGGTGAATTGATATCCGGACTATTTGAGAAATCTGGGCTCGACAACGTCGATAAAATCATTACACCGCTTTCTCAGGAAGAGCAGCAGACAATCGATAATCAGGAGCAACTACAGGCTATGCAGACACAGAGTGCGCTTGACCAGGTAAAGGTACAGCAGGAGCAGGAAAAACTTGCACAGCAGCAAATGAAGACGCAGCAAGAAGCCGCCAAAACAGAAATGACCTCACAGAATGGCGCACAATCGACGGGAAGCCCCTCGGATGATGAACAGGTCGCCACAGAGCTCAAATCGCGTGGATGGAGCGATGAGGCGGTTAGAGAGTTTTTGGCGCGAATAGGAGGCACAAATGGCTAGTAATGAAGCGATGTTTTTGGGCGTGAACCGCCCCCAAAAGAAGAAGCCGGAGAAAAAGCCGACTAAAGCAGATAAACGCCGCGACGAAATAAAGAACGTGCACATGTTGCTTGCGCCGGCAGCAGATAAGCTGATTGAAATCCTGGAAGTCGAACTGAAGAAAAACGACTCAAACATTGCAATCCTAAACCGCTTGAGAAGCAGTAATCCTCACCCGACTGATTCAGATTATGCCGTAGAAATGCGCGCAAGCGAAATCGTAGCAGATAGGTTGCGGAAAGTAATACTGCTATTAGAGAGCGCGAAGAAAGCGAGCAACCCATGACGAGCAATACAGAGTTTGAGGGGTTGAAGCTTAACCAGCCAGAGGAACTGACAGTCGAGCATCCAGACCCACCGGAGCACCATGAGTGGGAGCAGCGCGGTAACGACCTGGTGTGCACGAGTTGCCAGAACCGCCATGGGCACGTAAAGGCAATCCCGAATGGAAAAATGCTTGTGAAGAAAGGAGATGGCTACGATATCGTCCCGATAGAACCAACCCCGCAGCCGTAGGCGTCCACGACCGGCAATCGATCTTACCAACTACCACTTATCGATTGTCGATCGGGGATTCCTCCGACCCTCGGGCACCGCCCGTATAAACGTGAAGTAACTAACGAAAGGAGTGGTCCTATGGAAGATTCAGCAGCTCAGACTACTGAAGCAACTGTAGACAACAGCTCATCAGTTGATGTGCTTGACAGCTACGACTTATCGAAGCCGGATGGTGGACTCGGCACTACCTCTGACAACGATAATGATAGCCAAGAGAGTCAACATGATGATGACGACCGGAGCGCAGACTCCGTGGAACAGCAAACAGGCATAGAGTCGGAAGATGACGCGAAAGGTGCATCGGATAATCCTGACAACATGTCTGAAGCAGAGAGGAACAACTACTTCGCACAACGCCGCATTGCCGCGAAGCAGCAGGCAGCACAAGCCGACTCTCAACTGCTTAAGGAATTAAGCAACCAGGCGATCAATGAATTCATAAACGTCGAGCCTGACGAGCAAGACTTTGAAGACATGGATCCAGCCGTAGCCGACCAGCTACGGGAATTGCGGCGAAACGAGCGAGCGCGCCAAGCTGAGCAAGCCCTCATGCAAGTCAAGCAAACGCGCGAACAGACTCGGCTATCGGTCATGCAGGCTGAATCAAGCATACCGCTATTTAACCCGTCTGACCCGCACTACAATCAATTTCTCCATGAAGAGGCACTCTCAGAATGGGCACACCGCTATGCCATCGTTGCCGAAGATGCAAACGGTAATCCGCAGATTGTGGGCACACACGAGGGAGCGCCCTCACCACTCGAATATTTACAAACCAAAGCGCCACAATACGAAGCGATGATCAAAGCTGAACGATCGCGCGGACAGCGAAGCGCACAGCGTAACCGTGCTAACAGCAGCGGTGCTGGCAGTGCAGTCCGCTCAACCGGTTCAGCAGACCGTATGAGTGATTTGGAAGCGCGTATCGGTGATGTACCGCTTACGGACGTATAGGCGCTTGTAATCCCAATAGGAGGAAACCATGGGTGTAAAGACAACTACAGCAGAACTTGCCGCTGACATTCAGGAATACATGTCGGCGCAGACGCTCAAACGCGCCAAATATCAAACAGTGTTAAACCAGTTCGGTCACCTAGAAAACATTCCGGCTGGTAACGGCAAAGGTATTCGGTTTACGCAATATGCCGAACTTGATATTGTGACCGATCCACTAACGGAAGGTGTCGCTCCGGCAGGTAGCAAGCTTGCAACGTCGGCCATCAACGCGACGATCGACCAGTACGGTGATTACATCACCATCACCGACTTGGCAGGCTTAACGCCGAAGCACCGCTCAATGCAGGAGAAATATCAGATTCTCGGCACGCAGGCGGCGCGTAGCTTAGACCGCGCAATCTATAATGTCGTTAGCAAAGGTACGGCAGGACGCTATGCAAACAACAAGACTACGCGCGACGGCTTGGCAAAGACTGACATCCTGAAATGGGATGACGTACGCGCTGAGGTCGCTCGTTTGCGCCAATCGGGTGCACGCGAGTTTACCGAAGTCGCAACGCGCAAAGAGTCGACAAAAGAGATCGAGATGAAAGCCGGTGACGGTAACTTCGTTCTCGTTGTCGACCCGATGGTTGAGCAGGATCTCATGAAGGACGAAGACTTCAAGCAGGCGGCAATCCATCAAGCGAACAGGGACAAGGCGAACGAACTGTATACCGGTACGATTGCTCGATTCTCTGGCGTAACGGTAATCCGCAGTAACATGATCCCGACCGTGAAGAACACAGGGAAAGTGGACATTCATACGAGCCTTCTCTTTGGCATGGATGCGTATGCGAATACCGACTTGCAGAAGCTGAAGACCTACAAGCAAGGTCCTGGCGGCGTGTCTGACCCGCTTGAGCAAATCATGACGCTCGGCTGGAAAGCAGCGGCAAAGGCGTGCATCCTGAACAACAACTGGATGGCGCGTATCGAGAGCGGTTCGGCTTACTAGCCAGCTCTCGGGGCGCGGGGGAAAGTCCTTGCGCCCCACCATATCAACGTAATAGCAAAGGATACTTATGGCAGTATTTACAAAAAAGACGGCTGCGAACGGGCAAGTTCAATACCGTAAAGACGGTGCGCTTGTATCGCTAGACACTATTGATGAAGCGGTACTCGCAAAGCTAGACAGCGTAGCGGAGGGCACGCCTGTACCTGAAGACAGTGAAATTGATACGGACGTCGTACCGGAAGCACCTGCGCCGGAATCGACTGACGACACAGTACGAATCCACCTAGCACATACGGTCTGCGTCAACGGCAAAGCGTATCGCGGCGGCGTAGAAATCGACGAGGAGTCGGGTGAAAAAAGAGATGTGTACATTACCGTGGGAAAAGATGTCGCTGAGGACTTGAAACGAATCGACGACGCGAACACGGAGTGCGAGCAAAATTTATTCCGCGACAACGGCAACAACAAGGAGCCTGGACACCGACCGCAGGATATCAATCTGCCGCGTTAACAACGTCGGATAATTTGTTGTAGAGGCTGCACCCCCAGCAGGCTCTCAATCGTATATCGACAAGTGTGGCGTAGATCTCAAAAGTTCTATTGCCATCAAGGCAGCAATCGTTGTAGCCTACGCCACGCTTGTGAGTGTATGATTTGTCTAATACACCCTAGCTTTGTGTTGCGTAATGATATATAATTACAGGTAGGACATGCCTGTAAAGAAGACGAGCGAAAAAGACGGCGAAGCAACGTATACCATAAACAATGGTGATTTAGTTGCGCTTAATCGTATAAAGGAAGAGTATGATTTGCAGGATAGTGATGACGTTATCACTTTCGCTATTGGAGTTTTGAGTAATGCTAAGGGGGGAAGCGTTAGTATTACAAAAGAAGATGGGTCTGTTATGAAATTGTTGCCAGCGGATAAGTTGAAGAAGAAACCGGATGCCAGTAAATAATGATAACGATGAAAATGATGAGTATACACGTGCGACCAAAGCGGTCGTTGATGATACAATGCGTACCGATGTACTCGGTCCGAATGTAGAGCGCGTACTTCGAGATTATAAGCTGGTAAATGATTTAGTGAAGAAAATATCCGTTGATGGAATTAAGAATGATACTGATACGAAAAAAGCAATTGACGAGGTCGTGAGTTCAAATGAAGCTAGAAAGCGCAATAATATTATGATCACGATAGGCTCTGCAGTACTAGGTGGAATCATCACTTTTATTTGCACTATCGTTATCGAAGCACTAAAGAAGTAACATTGCCAAACCCGCCCTATCATGCTACGCTAGTATTAGCATTATGCTATGAGCAGCCGCCCCGACGCGGGAGTTGCGCACTACTCGCCGCCCCGACGCGGGAGTGTGTAGTAACCAATGGCTATCTGATGCTCGTAGCAACTATTTCCCGCCCCGACGTGGGAGGAAGCAAGTACTCCGAAAACTAATCATTAACAAGTAGAGAGGATGTAGTGAGTGGGGTAAAACCTACGAACACATCACGAATGTGCTTTTGATTGACAAATCACCTCTATTATGCTAGCATATAAGCATGAAAAATAAGGTGGTAGTTGGCATACTTACTATAGTATGCGCTTGGTTCGTTGGCGGCAATATCATTGAAGGATTAAAGCCGGTGACATACACCGATTGTTTTAACGAAGCAATTGGTTACGGTAACGTTTATAAAAACGAAGAGGCAAAACAATCTCCGTACGGGTACACTGAAGCCGTTACGAGGCAAGGTGTCAATGGTGAAAAGAGGATTTGCCGTGCAAGCAAGAAAGGCTACGACCCTCAGTTCACGACTTTACGCGAGCCAGTGTCGGAGGAAATAACCTATACCGCTAATCCTGCTCCGCAGCCAACCATTCAGCAGCTCCCGCAGGTGCAAAACACCTACGAGCAAGATGAGCGGGGTGGAGCAATTTGTCGCGACGGTTGGCGTTCATACTCAACCGGACGCGGGACATGTTCGCCCCACGGAGGGGGCGGTTGGGGT